GACGACGACATGCGCGCGGTCGGTGGTGTGCGGGAAGACCTCGACGGGCAGGTCGTACTCGTGACGCCCGCCGTCCTTGTCGCCGACCTTGATGCCCATGTTCCGCACGCTGTCGGCGACCGCCTCGGCAGCGGCCTTCGTAGCGGCGTCGACACGCGCCGACTTGAGCAGTTCCTCGATACCGCGGCCGTTGAGCTTGACGTGCGAGCGCATTCCGACCCCCTGTGCGGCGATAAGCGGTTACCGTGCGGGCATGAAGCGGATCATCGGGGGAGCGCTCGTCGCGCTCACGCTCACAGCCTGCGGACTCAACGACCTCGACATCGACATGGCAGCCATCGAGGAGGAGATAGAGGCGGGCATCGTCGACCAGGCAGACCTAGACGTGACTGTTGATTGCCCGAGTTCTATCGACTGGAAAGCGGGCGAGGACTTTCGCTGCTTCGCCGAGGCCGACGACGGCTCCCGGTTGCGCGTCACGGTCTACATGGAGAACGACGAGGGCGAGTACGCCTGGCAGGTCGAGTAGGGTCAGCCAGCCCGCTTCACGGCGACCTCAAAACCCGGCCGCCAGTCGCCGAGGGACCAGTCGCCCGGCATGCCCTCGACCTGCCAGGTGCCGTCCATGCTGGGGGAGTGGCCCGAGACGATGAGCACGTCGTCGGAGTTGAGCGCCGTGCCGAACGGGCCGTAGATGCTGGCCGCCGTGACCACCGCGGGAGAGCGAGGGTCGACACGCTCCGTCGATGAACGCGGGGCGATCAGGGCCCAGTCGAGGGTCGTGTCGACGGTCTCGGTGGTGGAGTCGCCAAGGTCGTCCGTCGTGGTGGTGACAGAGCGGACGGTGACGGAGCAGTTGGAGAGGGGCATCAGGGGCCCTCATAGATCGGATACCCAGCGATGTCCGCACCGCATGAGCACTCGGCGCCACCGAAGTAGAGAGCGCCGATGGGCGAGTGGTAGCCGCCATCCGCCACGGTGTCGATGGCGATGATGCCGCCCGGCTCCTCGTCACCTTGGCAGATGTCCTGAAGGTCGGTGATCTCCGAGGGCCAGAGGTTGTAGCCGCGGACCTTCTGACGGGTGTCGTAGGTGACACCGAACGGGCCAGCGGTCTGCGTCTGAACCTCGCCCGCGCCCGACGTCGCCCATCGCGAGATCGCGCCGATCAGGACCAGTTTGGCCTCGGCCAACTGATCGGCGGACGGCGCCGGGGTCTCGGAGTCCTCGGCTCCTTCCCAGGTGAGACAGGGGGCGACCCGCGACGCCTTCGCGTTCGCGCCGGCCACCATCGCGTCGACCAGCTCGTGCGCCTGGAGTACGGCGGGAAGGTCGGTCGGGTCGATGATGTCAGCCACGGGTCACCCCCTGTCGTTTCACTCGGTGGTGGTGCTGGAGGACGCTGCCTTCTTGGCTGCGGTCTTCTTGGGCAGCGTGTAGCCGCCTGCGAGCCGCGCGTCCTTCTTGGACTCGGCCACAGTCACGTTCACGCCGTTCGGCGCTACGAGCTTGACCGTCTTCTCGGGAGCGTCAGCCATGCTCAGCCTCCTCAGACGTTGTCGGTGTCGTCGAGCACCTTGGCGAAGGCATCGAGCGACATGATGCCGATGCCGTAGACCACCTCAGAGCGGATGGCGATCTGGTTCTTCCGCTTGAGGTCGCCCAGGCCGTCGGGGTCGCCGTACCGGATGACCTCCATCGGGATGTTGACCTGCACGCCCCAGCGGAACGCGGAGAAGTCGCCGACGATGGCCTTCACGTTCGGGTTGTCCGACGCGTAGACGCCGGTCGAGGCGGTGATGACCTCAGGCCCGCCGCTGACCGTGTTGCCCACCGCGGCGTTGAGGCCAAGGTAGGTGCCCATGCTCTGGCCGAAGCCCAGGTCCGGGGCGACCTTGCGACCGTCGTCGTACCGCTGGGTCGCCAGCGAGAACGCGTAGGTCGGGTCGATCGCGATGCCGTCAGGGCTGATGCCGTCGCCGAGCACGAGGCCGACAGCGGTCTCGATCGCGGCGTCCGGGGTCGCCAGAGTCGCCGTGGTGAGCTCGACTGCGTTGGTGGTGTCGAGGATCTTGGCCGGCGAGCCAGACAGGGCGGCACCCGTGAGCGGGTTGATGCCGTGGATGGCGATGAGGTCGAGGGCACGGCCCAGCGCCTCGCCGGTCAGGTCACGCATCGTCTGGAGGACGCCGAGCTGACGCGACTCGTCAGCCCACTGGACCTCCTCGTTGAAACGCTGGGTGACCTGCACCTTGCGCGGGATCGCGGTGACGGGAGCGAAGGTCGCGGTGGACTCGCTCTTGTTGGCGCCCTCACCGACGACCTCGCCTCGAGGCGCGGCGGTCAGGGTCATGTACTGCTGCTCGCCGAACTCCTGCGGCTCTGAGCCGGAGAGCTGGGCCAGGACGGAGCCGTCCTGGGCCTTCCGCCACACGCCGGGCACGAGGTGCTTCGGGAGGGAGAAGGAAGAGGTGGCAAGAACTGCCATTGTTCAGTTCCTTTCGGGAATCAGCTCCCGCCGCCGAAGAGGTTGCGCGCGAACTCGCGCTCGTCCTCGTCGTCGGTGGGCTGCTGCTTGGTGGACGTGCCCTCGCTGGACACGTGGTTGCCGTTCTTCTTGCGCTCGGACTCCCTGTCGGCGAGGCGCTTGGCTTGAGCGGTCAGCGTCTCCTCGTCGGTGCCCGTCAGGAACAGATCGCGGTCCTCGGCGCTGATGCCGTGGGCGTTTGCGATCTCGGCGCGAAGGGCTCGCTGCTGCGCCGCACTGTGCTGCGACTCGAGGTCCGCCAGGCGGTCCTCCAGCGTCTTCGCTCCGTCGGCCTTCTCCTTGAGCTCGCTGTAGTCCGCATACTTCGCCTCGGTGCGCTTGACGCGCTCCTTGACGATGCGATCCACGTCGGCCTGGGTGAAGGTCTGCTGCTCCTGCTGCGAGTCGCCCTCGGCCCCCGTGTCGGTGGTCTCGGACGTCTGGGTGTCACTCATGCGCTTCTCCGTTGCCTCGTCAGGTCTTGCTCCGGCGTTGAGCGCCGCCGTAGCGCTTCCCCCTCCCGGGGTGGTTCTTGGGTTCAGCGCCACGCAGGCGCCGCCCCACAGTCGTCGTGATCGTGGGCGTTGAAGTCCGCAGTCGCCTCGGTGTAGACCGCGCCACGACCCAGGAGCATCGAGCAGAATTCGCACGACGAGCCACTACCCACGCGCTTCCAGCCACGGGCTTGCGGGTCAGCGATGCTCGAGCCCATGACCGTCTGGCGAGCGAAGTTCGCGATCCGGCGCTGAGAGCCACCGAGCAGGAGGGCCTTGAAGCCCTCGAAGTCCTTCGCCTCGTTCAGCGCCCATCCGATGAGCGCCTGAGTGCCCGTCTCGGGGATGTCGGCGGGGATCGCCGTGAAGCGTCCGCGGATCTCGTCGGCTTCGCGCTGGTCGTCGTACCAGTCGGCCGCTACTGTCGCCGCCGCGGCTCCGTAGGTGTCGACGAGGCGTGGCATGACGTCCCGCAGCGCGGCTTCGGCCGCCAGGGCGTCCTCGACGTCGCGCCACAGGGCTTCCATGTCGCGGGACGCCTCGCGGACGAGCAGCGCGACGTCAGCTTGCAGCAGCGTCGCCATCGGCGCCGGTCATCCGATCCCGAATGGCTTGCAATACCTCGGAGCCTCGGGCTCGGCGTCGGTCAGCGAGGGCTCGCTGGATCTGCTGATCGCTCAGGCCGATCAACTCCAGTCCGACCTCGGACTCGGCTAGCCACGGCACCGCTTGGAGCTGCTTGAGGCCGGCGTCAGCGACAGCCGCCTTCGACTCGTAGCGCGGATTCCGCCACTTCGTGTCGATCGACTTCCATGAGTCTGGGATGTCGGCGGCGGCCACCCTGTTCTGCATCGCCAGACCGCGCACGAAGGCGCGGCGCAGGGCCGGGGTGAAGTCGTCCACGGCGCCCTCGGCCTCGCTGATGAGCTCGTACTGAGAGGCGTCGTAGGACTCGGCACTTGTCGGGTTAGAGACGTCCGTGATCGCTACCGCAGAGTCGGGCAGCGATGCCTCGCGGGCGAACATCTTCGCGAGGGCGTTCAGGTCCGCCAGATGCGGGTCAGGGCTGCTGGCGGTGATCTGCTTGAGGTCGGCCCGCGGAGTCGTGGCATCCTCGTCGTCAGGGATGCCCTTCACGCGCCCGAGGCGGATCTGCCAGGCCGTCTGCTGCGTACCGTCGGCGTTCCGGAAGATCGACGGGTCGGCTCCCAGCATCCACAACTCGGGGTAGGAGTAGACGTCCATGTGACCCTCGAGCCGGATCAGCGCTCGAGTGGCTGCGTCTTGGAGGCCCATGATCGGCCGGGTGATCCGCGACTGGCCGAACGGGCGTCGGGGGAGTGGCTTGTAGGACAGCACCTCGGCGGGCATGCCGTAGGCGTGGTCCTGGCGGTTGACCGTCCATGCCGTGCCCACGCGATCGCGCCGCGCGGTGAGGGTCACGCCGTTGCGGTACAGGGCCATCTCAAGGACGTTCGCGTTCTTGTCGACGCGGATGATCGACAACAGGTCGTCGAGGCGTCGGGTGCGCCGGTTCCATGTGCCGGTCGCCTCGGTGGCATCCTTCACGTGCAGCAGCGATGCCGGCTCGCCCTCGCCGCCCATCGTGTTCACAAGGAACGCCGGGCCGTGGATCAGCGCCGCGGTGATCGCGCCGTCGACCTCGGACTTGAGGTGGTTGTCGTTCCAGAACTCCGAGCCGCCGAGGCTAGCCAAGTCACCGTCCGCCCAGACGAAGCTCTCGAGGTTGCAGCGACGTCCGAGGCCATCGACAGCCTTGCCCGTCCAGCCCAGGACGATGCCGAGGTTGAAGTACTGCGGCGGGATGAGCGTGCCGATCTTGTGGATCGCGCGCTTGTTCTCGTAGTACGTCGTGCGGATGACGTTGCGCAGGCGGCGCTCGAAGATCTCGGCAAGGTGGGAGTTGATGAGTGCGTTGTCTTCGATCGACACGCCCGGCAGGCGGACCTTCTGGGCGGTGGGGATCTCAGCGCTCACACCGTCACCGCCCTTCGAGTGCCGCTAGCAGAGGAGCGGCCAGAGCCGCTTGGCTTCTTCTTCATGGATGCGCCAAGAAGCGCCAGGGTCACCGCGACGAGCGGGTGGATCTTGGAGGACGGGTCCTTGCGGTCATAGCCCCAGCCGCCCGCGGTTCCGATCGCGCGCTTCCGAGCGTTGGCGCGGGCTTCGTTGACGGACTCCTGGTCGGCATGCGTCAGGCGACCTGACTCGACGTGGGCCATGAGCAAGCCGCACGCCTTCGCCATGTCGCCGCCCGACGAGGTGTGAACCTTGACGCCGCGAGCCTTGAGAGTTGGAATCAGCGACGCCGCGGGGGACATGCCGTCGATCACGACCGGGGTTCGGCGACCTGCGCGAGCCACGATCCACTCGACCACAGCGGCCTCGTCCACGCCAGCCCAGACTTCCTCGACGTGAGCCGAGTCAGCCTCCGACCAGCACGCACCCACGCTGATCTCGCGAGCGTGGGACATGTCCACGGCCAGAGCGTCAGGCTTCGTGCCATCCGAGGGGCCGACATCCACGCCCTCGGACCACAGGGGACCGTTGACGGGGGAGAACTGCTTGGCGATCTCGTCCCAGATGCCGCGAGCCTCGCGATTCCAGGCGTCGTCGTTCTTGAGCTTCTTCCGCAGCCGCAGGAGCGCGCGGTGCGTGGTGCGGTGCGGGTAGGACGGGTTCGCCTTGCGGAGCTGGTCGGGATCCATTGGATCCGTGCCTCGATCGGCGCTGGTCTCGATGTAGAGCGTCGAGTCCGACTCGCCGTCGAGGGCTTCCTGCCGAAGCAGAGTGAAGAACTCGCCAGCATCACGCGGACGCGGGGGGGTGCCCATGACGAAGAACAAGGGGTTGGGTGCGGTGTTCTGCGTCGCACCCAAGTCCTCGAGCGTGGATTCGGGGAGGATCTGGCCCTCGTCACACACCAGCACGTCGACCCCGGCGAATCCGCGACCAAAGCCGGACTCGCGAGCTCCGAACAGGATGCGAGAGCCGTTGTTGAAGTGGATCGCCTCGTCGCCCTTGCCGTGCAACACCTGACGTATGTGAGCAGCCACCTTCGGGCGCTTCGCCATGCCGTCGAACTGGTCGAACGTCTCGCGGGCCGTCGTCTTGCGGTGCGCGGTCCAGATGACCGTCAGCCCCGGCTTGAGCAGGCACAGCGCGAAGATGATGCAGGCGATGAGGTACGTCTTGCCGACCTGGCGCGGGATGCTGATGCAGGTCGTGTCTGCGGCGTAGAGACCGTCCGCGCGCTTCGCCAGGATGAGCCGGCCGGCGTCGAACTGCCAACGATCGAAGCCCCACCCGAGCCGGTTGCAGGTCTGCGCGACCGACGGCCACTCCGTCGAGACGATGCCCTCAGGGGCGACGACGTGACGAGCGACCTCCGAGAGCGGTCGGCGGCTAGTAGCCGGTGCCGTCCCAGACTTCGTCATCGGCGTTCACGACCACCGAGTGATCCTCGTCCTCCGAGACGACGATGGCCTCGATCTCCTTGCCGATCTCGAGCTGGCGACGCGAGAGGGCGGCGAGGTCGCGAGCCGGTGTGTTCGGGTCGTCCATCGCCTTCGCGATCCGGCGGCGCATGGCCCGCAGTTCCTCGATGCGGGAGCCCTGCTCGGCCGCCTCGAGGATCGTGGTCGGGCGAGCCTTCTCCTCATCGGACACCGCGCGGAGCGTCTTGCGTGCAGCCACGACGTCCTCCTCGGGCCGTTTGGAAAAACAGGATGGGGGGTGCTCGCCAATGCCAAGAGGTGCGGGGGACGAGGGCTGTGGGGGTGCCTCCCCCTACCAGGTCCGAGACGTGATGAACGTTCGCGGT